CGCCGCGTTCGCCGAGATCGAGCGCACCGGTCGCTGCCTGATGCTGCTGGGCCAGCCCGGTACCGGAAAGACCCATCTCGGCGCGGCCATGGCCAACGACCTGATGCGCGCCACCTCGGCCACAGCCGTGTACCGGACTGTCGGCTCAATCCTGCAGTCGATCCGCGCGACCTACGACCGCAACAACGAACAGTCCGAGGCCGACATCCTGTCCAGCCTGATCGAACCTTCGCTGCTGGTCCTTGATGAGGTCGGGGTGAGCAAGGAACAGCCGAGTGACTTCGAGCTGACCACCCTGTTCGCAATCATCAACGGCCGGTACGAACAGATGCGGCCGACAGTGGTGATCTCCAACCTGAGCGGCGATCAGCTTCCGCTGGCGATGGGCGAGCGTTGCGTTGATCGCCTGCGAGAGGGTGGCGGGGTAGTTGTTCCATTCGATTGGGAATCGCAGCGCGGCAAGGAGGGGTTCTGATGGCCAGCCGAATCGTTATCGCCATAGCCCTCATCACGCTGGTAGCCGGATACGGCTTCAACCACAAACCAGAGCGCAGCGCGCACTCTGTGAATCTGCAGGAGGTTTTTCGATGAATCCCCTGATCATCCTGCAAACCCAACCATGCCCGGTGAGCTGCGTGTCCACCTGCCTGGCAATGATTGTGGGTCGCCCCGCGGCTGACGTCATCGAGGAACTGCACAAGCCATACCGAGACGGTGATCTGACCCTTCGCGAAATGCTTGAGTACCTGGGCGTCAAGTACACCGCCTTCTACAGCGTCGACACGCCACCTCTGGCAGACGAAGGCGTGTATCTCTGCACGGCACCGTCTCTCAACATCGAGGCAGGCAATCACCAGATCCTGATCGAGGTAACGGACGAGAAGTATTTCGTGCTTGATCCAGTCCAGGGTCGTGAGGGTCGGAAGTTTTACGTGACGCGTGGGAAGGGCAACGGTGACCCGTTGGCGATTGACCTTGGCGGATTCGTGATCGACGCATTCATCTCCCGGGATTGCCTCATGACCCTGCGAGCTCACGCCGATCAGGAAGAGGTGGCCGCATGACTGATCTCATGCTCCGCAACGAGAACGACCGCACCCGCCTGATGGGCTACCTGCAGGGCCTCGACCTGACCAAGCCTCGCAAACTGACCATCGTCGAAGTCCGCAGCAAGCGCAGTGACGCACAGAACAAGCTGCTCTGGATGTGGAACGGCCTGATCCAGGCTCACCTACGGGATTCGTTCGGCCAGATAGCCAGTTCGGAGGAGTGGCACGAGATCCTGGTGTCGCGCTTGTGGCCGGCTGAAGTTCACCCTGTCCAGCTTCCAGACGGCACGCGCTACCGCGTCGGTCGGGCAAAGACCCGCAGCTTTACCATCGCGCAGATGACGACCTATCTGGAGCTGCTGGACGCTTACTGCGCTGAGCACCTGCAGCTGCTCGTGCCTCATCCCGACGACCTGATGTACGCCATCTACGGCGAAAGGAGAGTGGCATGAAGACCATCAAGGCTCTGATCAGTGCGTTGGCGACCATTCTCGAAGCTGGTTATCACGCTCAGCCCATGTCGGTTCAGATCGGGGGTGAGCTTTGATCGGACAGGCAGTTAAGAAGTCGCCACCGGCACGCAAGCAAAAGACCTGCGCCAATCCGGAATGCGCCATAAAGTTCGTGCCGGCCAAGCTCGGGCAGAAAGTTTGCGGCTGGGCGTGCGGCCTGGCAATCGCTCCCGCGAATCACGAGCGGGCTCGCAAGGCGCTGGCACAGATCGAGCGCAAGGAAGTGCGTGCGCGGAAGGAGAAGCTGAAGAGCAGGGCGGACCACATGCGCGAAGCCCAGACACAGTTCAACGCCTTCATCCGCCTGCGTGACGCACACCTGCCTTGCATCAGCTGCGACTCGATCGCCACAGATGATGGGTTGATCACCGGCAGCCGCTGGGATGCCGGCCACTACCGATCAGTCGGCGCCTGTCCTGAGCTGCGATTCGAGCCGTTCAACGTCCACCGCCAGTGCGTGCGCTGTAACCGCAACCTGTCCGGCAACGCGGTCGAGTACCGCATTCGTCTGGTGATCAGGATCGGTGCAGAAAAGCTGGAATGGCTCGAAGGGCCACATGAGGCACGCAAATACACCATCCCGGATTTGCAAGAGATCAAGGCGCAGTACCGGGCGAAAATCAGAGAGCTGAAGGGGAGAGCAGCATGAAGATCAATTCCGCACGTCAGGCGTGGCATGACTGCACCTACAACCCGGCGCCGGGCCAAAGTTCGGACGTCGTTCAGTTGGGTGTGGTGGTCCAAGCCACCGAGCGCGGGCCGACCGCGAACCACGCCGTGCACAGCGCGCTTGCCGGTCACATTCAGTCGGTCATTGCCAGGCTTCACCCTCAGGTGCGCGTGTTCGGCGAGTACATGTACGCCGCGCACCGCAGCGACGATATCCGCGAGGCAGCGGAGGAAGTGGTGTTCAGCATGGTCGTCTCCAAGTCCAAGCGCATGACAGCGGGCAAGCGCGAAAAGTTGGAGTATGTGGTGAAGGGCGTGATGCGCCGGTACCGCTATATGCACCAAGGCGGGCAGTCGGCCAATGAAGATCCGCTGATCAAGCCTGAAGGGTTTCGCTCGTGGCTCATGGCAGAATACGGTGTGAGGCTGGAATCCTGCGCCTGGGCCCGTGACTGGGATCCGGTCATCACGCTGATTTTCGAGTGCTGCGAGGATCTTGATAGGATGGCGCTCAGCCCAGTGGGGGCGGTCATTTATCAGATGAAGGAAGCCGCATGAAAGAGCGCATTTTGGACGCGATAGCGAAGTCCCAGCAAGACGGAAAGCCGGTTACAGAAATTCATCTATGGTCGAAGGAGGCTGTAGAGGCGATTCACAAAAGTCCGGAGTTTAGCGCCGGCGCTTTCATGGGGATACCTGTCAAGTACCTCGGCCGAGATAATCAGATCCCTCCGCAGGATTTCTTGTTGATCACTAAGGATTGACTTCCCGCACGGCTGAGTGCATCATTTCGCCACATTGAGTATTTTGCCTACGGCAACTTGCTCCGAGAGGCCCGCCACCGAGCGGGTTTTTTTGTGCCTGCCAGATACGACAAAGCCCCGACAAGATCGGGGCTTTTTCATTTGTCCGCAAAAAAGAGAGGGCGACTCCAGAGGGTGCTGTAACACCCAAGGGAGACGCCAGATCGCAGAACCAGCCTGCAAGCCAGCCAAGGCCCTCACTGCTCGCGCGAGCGGGGCGGAGCCTAGCAGAAAACCATAAGGCTTTGCAGATGTTGAAAGATTGCAGATGTGGAAAGTGCAAAAGACTTCTCGCCCGTATCGGTGAGATGACGGAGCTCCAGATCAAATGTTCCCGATGCGGGACGTTGAATCATGTGAGGGCCACGAGCCCCGAGCTATCGCCTTTGAGCGACATGAAAGCGGAAATCTCCGCACCCAATCATTCGACTCGATAGGTGAAAAAATGGCCATTGCATACGCGCCTTTTACTGGCGATGGCAGCCCAGTTCTTCCGCCAGTCACAAAGCTGCTACCCGGACAAGTCCTAATGTCCCCGTCTCAGCATTTCACACTGACCCTTCAGACAGATAACAATCTTGTCATTTACGATAATACAACCGGGAAGGCAGTGTGGTGGGCAACGGAGAGAGAGCCACCTAATTGGCTTTATTCCCAGCCTGCTAGTGACAAAGGTGGGGGTAATTACCTCACGACCTACTACTATTTTCGATTCAATGACGTCACTCGCAATAGATCTTGGCTCACCACTAACTCTACCCCGTTGGGTGGCAACGTCGATCTCGCCGCGTACCGCACCTATCTAGTCATGCAGGACGATGGCAATCTCGTATTGAATGATTGCTTTCCGCTGTGGGCCAGCAACACATCGATCGAGCAGTTCTCACTTTTCAAAACTGACCTAACCGTCAAACCTGGAGAGGCTCTGGTTCAGGGCCAAACCTATCAGTCTGGCGCCAACCATTTCTCGTTTCAGGCCGATGGAAATCTCGTTCTATACGCTGCAAACGAAACTCCGTTGTGGAGCTCCGGTACGTATGGGTCAGGCGCGAACAGAGCGGTCATGCAAGAGGACGGCAATTTTGTCATCTACGCGGATTCGACTGTCGTCTGGAATACGAAGACTTATGGCAACCCTGGTGCCTATCTTCGAATCCAAGCTAATGGGACCGTATCGGTGGCCATGGACAAACCGGTGTGGGCTCGATTCGGTTTCACGCCCACGATTAGCGCCCATAAAAAATGGACTAAATGGGGACCATACGATATTCCAGTTTGGTCGTTTTAACTGTCCGTAGCGTAACGAGTTAGCAACCATAGCGGGTAAGTGCTCCTGTCCGTTCGAAGGAATCGGCCAGGAGCATTCATTTGTTAGTCACGCCTTTCGGCGAACACAATCCCTGCCCAGTACGGAGTCGAGCGCATGGAGTTACTTCACCGCCTGCTCGACAAACTCGACTGGCTTATCGCGGGCTTGGTTGGTGCGATCGTTGCCAGTTGGTGGCACAAAGATGACCTCAAGGACTTCCGGTCGTGGGCGATCTTTCTCGGCACCGGCATCGCCTGCGCTTTCTACCTGACCGGCATCGTCTGCGACCGCTTCAGCGTGGTCGAGCCAAGTGATGTGGCTGGCGTCGGGTTCCTGCTAGGCGCTTTCGGTGGGTCTCTGATGACCGCCATTAATCGCGCCATCAAAGCCGCTGACCTCTGGGCACTCATACGCCAGCGGTTCGGGGGAGGCAATCCACCATGAACCTTGAACTGATCAACTCCATCGCCTGCGGCCTGATCGCGCTGTGGGCCACCTGGTGCGTGCTGAGCGGGAAGGTCCGTGATGGGATCGTCGGCAAGGTCATCTACTCGGCAATCGCCATAAGCGGCTTTGTCGTGATGACGCGCAACCAGACACTTTTCTTCGGCCCGACCAATGCCGGGCTGACGCTTCACGCATCCCTATGTCTGGCCGGAGTACGCCACATGTTCATGGTCACGTATTGGCCTGCGGTGAAGAAGTGGATCTGCTCGAAGCTGAACTGCGAGCACTGCCTACGTGATCCGCGCTTCGGTGCGCAGCCTGGGCAGGTGGATCGTCGTCGCCGACCGCGCTGAATCGTGCCACAAATTTAGATGCGCCCCTTCCGAGCTAGGCAGTGTGATAAAACCTAAAAATCACCTGATTAAAAAGCTAGCTACATATTTGGGTTAGCTATTGCCTATTCTGGGTGTTTTGTTATTATGGCTCCGTTCCTTGCGAACACGCCCCGCTGGACCTCTGTCTGGCACGACTATCACAAAATTGGTAACGATTATGTCCAGTCTACGAAAAAAACTGTCCGCCATTTCAACTGCTCAAGCCCTGATGGTTAATGCAGAGTTATACGCGACCGAAAAGGAGCGACACGTCAGTCGTTTCCGTTTCAGCAAACACAATCTGAAGATGATTTCTGGTAGGGCCGATCTCTCTCCCATGTTCATTCGTGAGCTGATCGGAGTGCTGTGGGAAATCGGATACAGCATGATCGAGCTGCCTGATGGCGATTACGCATTTATCGAGACGCCCAAAATTGACGTTTGGCCTCGCATTGGTTGGGGGCGGATTGATGCTGCCCTGCGCTCAAAAGAGCCAGAGGTCGCTATCGAGCTCGAGTTCATTAGGTGCTTCCCAGACTTCAAGAGTGAATTGAGCCTGGAAGATTAATTAGTCCAACGAGTAGAAGGCCGCCTATTTGGCGGTCTTTTGCTTTTAAGGCCGGGGATAGGATATGGAGCGGCCTTTGCCACCAGCGTCGCTACTGGATATGCATGGGTTATCCGATTTCGGCATTCGCCTGGTCCCCGCGCCCCATGTGTGGAAGTGGATGCAGGCCGAAATCCTTGCCGAGACCGGAACCATCCATAACGAAGACCACGCTCATCTGATCGACGCAGATATCGCGGTGATGTGGGCATCAGCCAGCTTCGAGAGGCAGGGTCGCCGGGTGCTGGGCCAGGTCGAGCAGGTTGCCTTCCGCGCTGGGGGTTGGCAGAAGGCTCGAATGGAACAGCAGATGCGTGACTGGTTCGGCGAGGTGCCGATCTTCATCATCACGCTTGCTGCGGATTACTGCTCGAACTGCAGCGACATCGAGTTCTGTGCCCTCATTGAGCACGAGCTCTATCATCTGGCGCAAGCGACCGACAAATACGGTCAGCCTGCCTTCACACAGGACGGCGCGCCCAAGCTGAAACTTCAAGGCCATGACGTGGAAGAGTTCGTCGGAGTGGTCCGTCGCTACGGTGCGAGCACTGAGGTTCAGGCCATGGTCGACGCTGCAAACAAACCCGCAGAGGTGGGGAAACTGAATATTTCGAGGGCCTGCGGAACCTGTCTGCTCAAGTCGGCCTGAAGTGAGACAGGCATGAGACGGATGGAAATCTATGGCAGCCCTGAAAAGCGATGTGAAAGCCTTCATCGTTCAGGCTTTGGCGTGCTTCGACACTCCTACCCAAGTCTCACAGGCGGTGAAGCAGGAATTCAACGTTGACGTGACTCGTCAGCAGGTTGAGCAGCACGACCCAACCAAGCGAGCAGGTGTGAACTTGGCGAAGCGCTGGGTGACGCTTTTCGAAGACACCCGGAAGCGGTTCCGCGAAGAGACGGCCGACATACCGATTGCGAACCGGGCGTTCCGGCTTCGGGCCATGAATCGGTTCGTTGAGAAGGCCGAGACGATGAAGAACATCGTGCTCGCCATGCAGATTCTGGAGCAGGCCGCCAAAGAAACCGGTGACATGTACGTCAACCGGCAGAAGAAAGCCGATGCGGACGAGGAGCCAGTTGTCCCAACCGCCGTGTCGGTTCACGTAATTGATGCGAGGAAGCGGGATGCCGAGCCTGAACGTTCCCCAGGCTGATTTTCTCCAGCTACCGCACAAGTTTCGTGGATTCGTTGCCGGGTTCGGTTCGGGCAAGACGTGGGTCGGATGTGCTGCACTTTGCAAACACGTATGGGAATGGCCGGGCATCAACTCCGGCTACTTCGCTCCGACCTATCCGCAGATCCGAGACATCTTCTTTCCAACGATTGAGGAGGTGGCTTACGACTGGGGCCTGAAGGTCAGGACCAAGGAAAGCGACAAAGAAGTCGACTTCTACAGCGGCAGGCAGTACCGCAGCACGACGATATGTCGTTCGATGGAAAAGCCGCAGACCATCGTCGGTTTCAAGATCGGGCACGCGCTGGTCGATGAGCTTGATGTCCTCCCAGCGCTCAAGGCTCAGCACGCCTGGCGCAAGATCATTGCCCGGATGCGCTACAACGTGCCGGGTCTGAAGAACGGCGTGGACGTGACGACGACGCCCGAGGGCTTCAAGTTCGTCTACCAGCAGTTCATGAAACAGATCCGCGAGAAGCCCGCGCTAGCTTCCATGTACGGCCTGATCCAAGCCAGCACCTTCGACAACGAGCTGAACCTACCCGACGATTACATCCCATCGCTGATGGAGTCGTACCCGGCTCAATTGATCCGCGCTTACCTGAACGGGCAGTTCGTCAACCTGACGTCAGGGTCGATCTACCACGCGTACGATCGCAAGCTGAATCAATGCTTCGACAAAGTCGAGCCTGGGGAGCCGCTGTTCATCGGGATGGACTTCAACGTTGGCAAGATGGCGGCGATCACCCATGTGAAGCGTGACCAAGGCATGCCCCGCGCGGTTGATGAGCTCATGAACGGATATGACACGCCGGACATGATCCGACGCATCAAGGAAAAATACTGGCGGCACAACGGCAACGACTTTGAGAAGACCTGCGAGATCCGGATCTACCCGGACGCCTCGGGCGACTCACGCAAGTCGGTGAATGCCAGCCTGCTGACATCGCGATGCTCAAGCAGGCCGGATTCGCGGTGATTGCTCCAGCAGCAAACCCACCGGTGAAAGACCGGATCAACGCCATGAACGCCATGTTCTGCAACGCACAGGGCGAGCGCCGCTACAAGGTCAACCCCTTCACATGCCCGACCTACGCCGATGGCTTGGAGCAGCAGATATGGGCGCCGAACGGCGAGCCGGACAAGACGCAAGGCAACGACCACGCAAACGACGCGGGCGGCTACTTCATTCACAAAGACTTCCCGATCATTAAACCGGTCACCACCTTGAACATGGGGTTTGCACGCTGATGACCAATGACGTCACATTCACCCGCCCGGAGTACGACGCGGCGAAATCCCGCTGGCGCCTGGTGCGTGACGTCTGCAAAGGCTCGGAAACCATCAAGGCTGCTGGCGACCTCTACTTGCCAAAGCCGAATGCTCACGACCTGAGCAAGGAGAACACCGAGCGGTACAAGGGCTACAAGGCCCGTGCAGTGTTCTACAACGCAACGGGCCGCACGAAAAATAGCCTCGTCGGGGCAGCATTCCGCACCTGGCCGACGCTCACCACACCTGTCGCTCTCGAATACGTTTCGAAGGATATCGACGGGCAGGGCGTCAGCATCTACCAGCAGTCGCAATCGGTGATCGGGCATCTGCTCGAAGTCGGCCGTCACGGCCTGCTGGTGGATTACGCAGCGGTCGAGGCTGGCAGCGTCAGCAAGGCTGATGAAATTTCCGGCCGCGCCCGTTCGAATGTCAGCAGCTATCCGGCTGAGTCCATCATCAACTGGAAGACTCGTCAGGTCGGCGGTCAGCATCTGCTGAGCCTGGTGGTTCTGCGTGAGACCGTTGATGTTGACACCGAAGACGGCTTCGGCAGCGAGCAGAAGATTCAGTTTCGGGTTCTGCGGCTCGATGAGGCCGGCGTGTACACGCAAGAGGTCTGGGAAGAGGGCGCAAAGGAGAGTTCGCGCATTGTCGAGCCCTTCGCTCCGCTCAACGGATCCGGCCAGCGCTGGACAGTCATCCCATTTCAGTTCCTGGGCAGCGAGAACAACGACACCAGCATCGACGACTCGCCGCTATACGACATGGCCGAGGTCAACATCGGGCATTACCGGAACAGCGCGGACTATGAAGACGCGGCCTTCCTGATGGGGCAGCCGCAGGTGTACATCACCGGCCTCGATGAGCAATGGGTCGCGATGCTGGAAGCCAAAGGTATCTACTTCGGCTCCCGTGCGATTCTCCCGCTGCCGGTCAACGGCTCCGCGGGCGTTCTGCAGGCCGAAGCCAACACCATGATCAAAGAGGCCATGGACACCAAGGAAACCCAGCTGGTTGCCTTGGGTGCTCGCCTGGTCGAGCGCGGAAGTGCGACGAAGACCGCCGAGCAGTCCAGCACTGACACTGCGTCCGAGCACAGCGTTCTTTCGCTGATCGTGAGCAACGTCAGCGAGGCCTACACCCAGTGTCTCGCGTGGATGGCTGAATTCGTCGGCGCGGCTGGCAAAACCGAATACAAGCTGAATCAGGATTTCACCCAGATCAGGCTGGACGCCAACATCATGGCCGGCTTGTTCAACGCGGTGCAGGGTGGTCGCCTCCCGGTCACCGACTTCTGGCAGTACCTGCGCGATCGAGGAATCATCAATCCGGAGAAAACGGACGATCAGGTTCGCGACGAGCTGCAGGAAGACGCTTCCAGTCTGAACCTGGACGACGAGGATCCACCAGATGGCGGCCAACCAAGCAATTCTTGACGCCACCATCCGGCACGCCGTCTTCCTGGAGCAACTGAAGTCGGGCGAGGTGAAGAAGTTCGCCCCGTTCCTGAAAGAGATCGACCGCAGCATCCGCGACCGGCTGACCAAGGCAGATCTGACCGACTACACCGCGGTGCGTCTCGAGCGCCTGCTGAAGGAAGTCGACAGCCTGCTGCTGGGCATCTTCGACCGGTTTACCGATCAGCTGAATCTCGACCTGGTGGACATCGCCAACTACGAGGCGCAGTTTGAGGCGACCAGTCTGACGCGCGCGGCACCGCCAAGCATCACGTTCGACGCGGCGCTGCCCGGCTCTGCTGCAATCCGCGCCGCCATCCTCACGAACCCGCTCAGCGTGCGGGGTGTGGACGGCGGCAAGCTGCTCGACTCGTTCATTGTAGGGTTCACCTCGACAGAGCGGCAACGCCTCACAGGCGCGATCAGGCAGGGCTTCTTCGAAGGCCAGACAAACTTCCAGATCATCAAGAACATTCGCGGGACCAAGGCGCTCAACTACAACGACGGCATCCTGGCCACGACCAACCGCAGTGCCGGTTCAGTCGTGCGCACAGCAGTCCAACACGTTGCCACTCAGGCACGGATGGAAACGCTGAAGGAAAACAGCGACGTCGTTCAGTCGGTCGAATGGGTCAGCACGCTGGATTCGAAGACGACCGCCCAGTGCAGGACGCTGGATGGCCGACGGTTCAAGTTGATTGAAGGGCCGCGGCCGCCGATCCACATCAATTGTCGATCTACGGTCGTAGCCATCACTCGGTTCAGTGCGCTGCTCTCGAAAGACGGCACGCGCGCATCGGTAGGTGACAGTGGGCCGCAGCAGGTGAGAGCAGACCTCAGCTATTACGACTGGCTTGTCCAGCAGCCTGCGGTGTTCCAAGACAAGGCCATAGGGCCTGTCCGGGCCAAGCTGCTGCGCGATGGAGAACTCAGCGTTGAGCGCTTCTCCGAGCTGCAGCTTGATCGGAACTTCGCACCTATGACACTTGTGCAAATGAAGGCTCTTGAGCCTCTGGCGTTTGAGCGGGCAGGGATTTAAGTCAGCATCCGCTTCGATCTGACGCTAACTCTTTGAGAAATTTTTGGAAGTCATCATTCCACTGCTGATTCGATTTGTAGAAATCCTCCAATTCCTTTTTTGACTCGCTCTCATCCTCTACATGAATCGCGTTTTTCAGTTGAGTTACCAGATTCCTGCTCAATGCCGCAAGTTGTTCAGGTGCGTAAGCGCTGAATGAATACCCAGCTTTCATAAGGTCGTCGAGCCTTGTGTTGTACGCCTCGTTGTCAAATTTCTTATGTGCGAGAAGCGCCGAAAAACTCCCTAATGCTCCGAGAAATTGGTCCGCTTTTCCGCGCAAGCTTTGTTCCTGAGTATCCAATCGAACAATGCAGGCCTGGCTTTTCGTAGTGGCTGATGACTGCGAAGACGAAATCCAGCTGGTGAGGCTTGTGCTCATTACACCAGCAAGTGTCAGCACACTTGTGATGACCGCAATCAACAATCCGTTTCGTAGTTCCAGTTTCTTTGTCGCGCCATCTGCGTCGTTCGTCATTGCTCGCTCCGGTATATCGGGAAATTTTTCGGGGCGCATTGTCATCATTTAGCCACTACAGATCCACATTTTCTTTCCGCAGGCAGGGCCTGCCCAACGTCTCTGGGAGACAACCAATGCTGAAGTTCCAACTGGACACCCTTGATGGCGTCGACGAATCCGTGCGCCCGCTGTACACCGAAAAAGACGGCAAATTCGTGCTGGGCATCGAGGGCTTGCCGCAACAGGAAGACGTCTCCGGCCTGAAAGCCAAGGTCGACGAGCTGCTCGGCGAGAAGAAAGCAGCCGAGAAGGCGCGCAAGGATGCCGAAGAGGCAGCACGCTTGGAGCGTGAAGAAGCCGCGCGCAAGTCCGGCAACGTCGAAGAGCTCGAAAAGTCCTGGTCGGAAAAGTACAACCGCCGCGAAGCTGAGCTGAACGGTTTGCTCGAGCAGGAGCGTGGCAGCCTCGGCAGTCAGATCCGGGATCTGACCGTTGGCCGCACCGCGACGGACATCGCAGCAGCATTGGCAATCCCAGGCAGCGCCAAGGCGTTGCTACCTCACATCGAACGCCGTCTGAGCGTTGAACTGCGTGACGGTAAACCTACCGTCGTGGTTCTCGATCAGGCCGGCAAGCTCTCAGCGGCAACACTGGACGAGCTGAAAGCAGAATTCACCAACGACACGGCGTTCGCGCCGTTGATCGCTGGCAGTAAGGCATCGGGCGGCGGGGCTGCAGGTGCTGGGAATGGCGGCGGGGCCGCAAAAGGAAACATCGGCGGCACTAAAACGGAACGCACAGCGGCAATCGCCAGCAAGTTCCCGGACCTCCCTCTCAATTAAGGAATAACACATGTCCCTGTCTCAAATGCAGGTCTTCAACGATTACGTCATGCCGGCGACTCTGGAGACCCTGGATCAAATGCTCGCGGCGTTCAACGCTGCCAGCAACGGCGCCATCGTTCTGTCGCCGGAAGGCTTCACAGGTGACTTCTTGCAGGAGTCGTTCTTCCAGAACCTGGCTTCTGCCCAGCGCCGTGTGAACCGTTACGCTGCTCAGGCTGCTGTAACTCCGGTCGATCTGACCGAGCTGCAGAACACCACCGTGAAGGTGGCTGGTGGTTTCGGCCCGGTTCGCTATGAGCCTTCCCAGATGACCTGGCTGCAACGCCCAACTGCTCAGGGCATCGAAGTGGCCTCGCGCGCGTTCGCTGAAATCCTGCTCAAGGATCAACTGAACACCGCCATTGCTGCACTGGTCGCCGCGATCACCGCTCAGGCTGCCGCTGTCAACGACGTGTCGGCCACCGCCGGCATCTCGCAGGCGGGTCTGAACAGCTCGCACGCGAAGTTCGGTGACGCCAGTCAGAACCTCGTCGCCCAGGTCATGACCGGCAGTTCGTGGCACAAGCTGGTCGGCCAGAACCTGGCGAACGTCAACAACCTGTTCCTGGCCGGCAACGTTCGGGTGGTAGATATCCTCGGAAAGACCTCCGTGGTCACCGACGCTCCGGCGCTGTCCCAGACCGGCACGCCGAACAAGGAAATCATCCTCAGCTTGGCGTCCGGCGCCGCGTTGGTTCATGACAGCCGCGACATCATCTCGAACGTCGAAACCAGCAACGGCCAGACTCGTATCGAGACCACCATTCAGGTCGATTACACCTTCGGCCTCGGCCTGAAGGGTTACACCTGGGACACCGCCAACGGCGGCAAGTCGCCGACCAGTGCGGCGCTGGCCACCGGCACCAACTGGGACAAAACCGCAGCCAGCATCAAGGACACCGCCGGTGTTGCCCTGATCGGTGACGCCTCCAAGTAACCCCTGATGTCCAAGCCGGGACGTGTGCTCGGCTTGGCGGAGATGCAATCATGAGCGAGAACAACATCTGGTATCTGCCAGGCCCATTTCACCGTTACGAAGGCGACGTGAAGGCGCAGGCCAAGAAGGCCGGCTTGATCATCGTCGACTCGAACGTGACGGACAGCCGTGGCGGTGCCGCTGACAAAACGCCGGCTGCCAGACTGAAGCCAGAGTGGTCAGCCAAGTCTGAAAAGACCGGGCCTGAAACCGATCCGAAGAAAATGAACGTTGAAGACCTGCGCGCTTGGCTGACGTCCAAGGGCATCGAGTATGATGCCAATGCACTGAAGCCGGACCTTCAAGCTCTCATCCCAGCGGAATAACCCATGGCACTCATCACCGAGGACGGTACCGGCAAGCCTGATGCCGAAAGCTACGCGAGTGCTGCCGATTTGGTCATCTACGCCGGTAAGTTCGGCGTGACGATCCCGGCAGACGAGCCAGCGCAGGAAGCATTGCTGCGCCGGGCCGCCTTGGCGATGGATGGCATGACGTGGAAAGGCCGCAAGATGTCGAGTGATCAGGCTCTGGCCTGGCCTCGGCGTAGCGTTGAGCTGGATTGCGAACTGAAACCCGATAACTACCTACCAGCTCGGATCGAGTACGGGCAGATGGCGTTGGCTGCTGAGATCCACGCTGACGACATCGACCCACCGGAAAAGCGCAAGGGCGCGGTCACCGTGGATCGGGTCGAAGGTGCTGTGACACGGGAATACGCGGTGATCCCCAGCAACAGCTCCCGACTGCTGCCGGCTGCGCCGGGTCGAGCGAGCGCGACCCAGTTTGCAGATTACCTGCAAAGACGAGGGTTGTTCGCCGTCAGGGCATGACTTAAAAGATAACTATATATGATTTATTAGTACTTGATGGCTACCTATTGTTGGTGCATTATGATTGCACAAACCAACTAGAGGTGTTCAATGCTACCTAATCCTAAGCACAAGAATTTTCCTGAGGCTCTTCGTAACGCCCGTAAAGTGGCAGGCATGACTCAGGCCGAACTGTCCATCGCTGCAGACATTTCGAATGTAATGGCGGGGCGCTATGAGCGCGGAATGCACAGCCCAGAAATGAGCACTTGGGCAAAATTGAACAAGGCGCTGTTCCCTGAAGTAAATCAGAGCGAACTGGAGGCAATCATTCAGGACGATTTCACTGAAATTGCCCTGGGTGAAGCATCTATCGAAGAGATTATTGAAGAGTTGAAAAAGCGTGGCTTCGCCAAGGTTACGCTCGCAAGCGAATGAGTTTTTAGTCCAGTTAAGCCCGCCTTGTGCGGGTTTTCTATGAGGTGGTTATGGCCTTCTACGACGAGATGGCCGTGATGGCCCTTGAGCTGATCACCGAGTTTGGTCGGCCAGTAATCCTCCGCGACACGGTCAAGGGTGTTTACGACCCGAGCACTGGCAAGACCGGCCCGGACACAGTCACCGAGCGGACCGCCCAAGGCATACTGCTCGACTTCACCGGCCAAGAATTCCAGACCAGCAGCCTGATCAAGGTCGGCGACAAGAAGCTGAAGATCGCCGCGAGCGGGCTGAGCGCGCCGCCAACGCTACTGAGCAAGGCGGTGATCCAGGGTAAGACTTGGTCAATCATCCCGCCTCTGAAAGAGATCAACCCGGCCGGTACGGCGCTTGTGTACGAGCTGCAGGTGCGGTCATGAGCCGCGCGGGTGCCGGGCAGTCAGGCAGCTTCGCGCTGAGCCTGGCGCAGTTCGCTGAGCAGGCCAAGGAAGCAATCGACGCGAGCCTGCGTGAGATCGTGATCGAACTCGGCAGCAGCGTTATACGCATGTCGCCCGTGGGCAATCCGGAAATCTGGGCAGCCAACGTCGCGCATCGCGAGAAGAACACCCGCGAAGCCGACGACTACGACTTCAAGGTTGCAGCTCGTAACACGGTCATCAACCTGACCGAATCGAATTTCACCAAGTCCGGGAAGCTAAAGAAGGGCGTCAAGTACGCCAAGCCGTTGACGAAAGCCGAACGGGTCCAGAACTTCAACGTGAACGGTCTGATTTCCGGCAAGGACTATGTCGGCGGGCGCTTTCGTGGCAACTGGATGTTCAACATCGGCGCGCCGGACAACACCACTACAGAAGAGGTCGACGCGAGCGGGCGCAAGTCCAGGGCGCGCATCGTCGACGGCGCGATCGAGTTTAAGGCGGGCGACACGGCGTACATCACCAACTCACTGCCATACGCCATCCCGCTGGAGTTCGGCCATTCCCAACAGGCGCCCGGCGGCATGGTCCGCATCACTGTCACCCGCTTCCAGCAAATCGTGCTGGAGGCCATCAGGAACAACCAGGTATGAATTACGAAGATGTCGAGGTTCGCACATTCTGGAGGTATGCCCTGTGCAAGTGCGGTGAGAGGCTTGAGCGTGAGCCTGATTCACCTCCTTACATGACTAGCCCTCCGCTTTACCTGCACTCCTGCCCGAAATGCCACACGAGGCAGCCCCTGCCTTTCCAGTCGCCGCAACTGATGACAGAGGCCGTCAAATGAGCCATCAGATCATCCGTCGCATCTACGAGCAGCAGCTTGCGGCTTGGGCAGCGACACGAGGTATGCGGATCGCTTATCAGGGCGTGGCATTCGAACCCGGTGACGACGAGACCTATCTGCGCGCCTTCACGTTGCCCGCTGGTACCGACACCCAGACGCTGGAAGGCACGGACCGTGTTTACACCGGCGTGTTTCAGATCAGTGTTGTGGCTCCGGCTGGCAACGGCACAGGCGATGTGGAAGGGCTAATTGATGACCTCGACGAGCTGTTCCCAACCTTCTTGCGACTCCAGCAGGGTGACTTCGAAGTGATGGTGCTGACGCCCGTTGAACCCGGGCCCGCCATCGTCGACGACAGCACGCTTACCGTATCGGCTTCGTTTCAGTACCGGGCCGACCGAGCTTAACCCGCCCATTGGGCAAACCCTGAACCCCGCCAAGTGCGGGGTTCTTCATTTCTGCGAAGAGGAAAAACCCCATGGGCTACAAACTCCCGAACGGCGCCACCATCCAGCATGGGGCGACCTACGCTACCGAGCTGTCTTTCGCCACCATCTCCAATGCCTCCGAAGCTGTGGCCACCGTTGTCGGCGGCACGCTGTCGGCAGGTGACATCGTACTGGTCTCGTCGGCATGGTCGCGCCTCAACAATCGCGTGGTGCGTGTGAAGGCTGCTACAGCTACCGCGATTACCCTCGAAGCCATCGACACCACCGATACGCAGCTCTACCCGACCGGTAGCGGTGCAGGCACCCTGAAGAAGGTGCTCTCTTGGGTTGCTGTGCCGCAAGTCGTTGATGTGGCGTATTCCGGTGGCGACCAGAACTACACCGACGTCGTCTTTCTGGAAGACGACCAAGGCCGGCAGATCCCCACCGATAAAGCCGCATCGAGCATGGCGCTGACAATTGCTGACGATCCTGCGCTGCCGCACAACGCAGTGCTGTCGAAGGCCGACTCCGGCAAGCAGATCCAAGCCGCACGCATGAACCTGCCGGGCAACGACACCATCTTCTACGGCACCTACACCTCGTTTTCCAAGCAGCCTACTGTCACCAGGAACAACCTGATGGCACGCACGGTGAACCTGGCGCTACAGGCCGAGCCGACTCGCTACACCACCGCAGCGGGCGGGGCGTAATTCATGGCGAAGTTCAGGATTGCCCAGAACCCGACGTTCAAGTCGGACGTAGACATCCCGCGCGTTGGCGGGAAGCTGCAGGCGGTTGAATTCGAGTTCAAGTATCGAGACCGCGAGGAGCTCGCGGAATTGTTCGCGAGCTGGAACAAGGCGGCCAAGGATGACCAAGAGCGGATGAAGGATCTCGGTGATGACATCACTCTCGTAGATTTGACCCGGGCGGATATTGACCGCCAAGTTGCGCAAGTCAGCGAACTGGTCGTGGGCTGGAGCTTCGATGACAAGCTGTCGCCGGAGACAATCCGCGCTCTGGTCAAAACCTCGGCCGGCGCCGCTGACGCAGTCATCAAGGCATATCAGGCCGCTTTTGCTGTGGCTCGGCTGGGAAACTGAAAGAGGTGTCGCAGGCTCTGCACGAGCCTGCGATGCCGCAAGATCAGATGGCGCTCTTTGGCGTGACCGCCGCCGACTTCGATGACGTTGTCGAGGTTCTTCCTGACAACTGGCCTGCGTTCGTCGTCATGGAGGCCATGGGCACCCAGTGGCGCACTGGAATGGCTGGGGCCACGGGGTTGGACTACGCCGTCGTGCCCGCCGTCATGTCGCTTGTCAAAATCCCCAAGAAAACCAGAAACCAGGTGTTCCGTGACCTTCGGGTAATGGAGGCCGAGGCGTTGCTCGTCATGAGCGAATCGAAATAGTGGAGCACTCATGTCGGGCACAATCGCAGAACTTGGCATCGCGGTTGATTCGGGTGATGCCGTCCAGGCCGCGACCGATCTGGACAAGCTCACGGAGGCGGGAGCCAGTGCGGAAAAAGCGGCCGAGAGCGTCACCACCGGTTTCAAGAAGACCGCCGATGCGGCTGACAAGCTGGCAGAGGCCGAGGCCCGCGCCGCGCAGGCAACTGCGGATGCAAAGGCACGGCTGCTGGAAACTGCCCAGACGTCGCTGAAGAACAGCGAATATTACCAGCGCCTGACTACCAGCGTGACTAGCACCGCCGGCGCGATGGATGTCAGTCGCGATTCAACGGCAAGTCTCCTCGCGCTGCAGAAGCGCATGCAGGCCGAGTCCGACGCGCTTGTCGGGACCACTCAGGATAGCGCCAAGGCTGCGAAGGATGCAGCGGCGGCCACCGGCGTACAGGCGGAGGGCTTGCAAGCACTGCTGGGCAAGATCAGCCCGACGCTCGCCGCGCTGCAGAAGCTGGACGATCAACAGGAACTGCAGAACAAACATCGCGCCGCTGGCAACCTCGGAGAGGACGACTACAAAACCTTTTCGGCAGATATCGACACCGCCCGGCAGAAGGTCAAAGGCCTGGGCGACGAGACATCGAAGTTCAGCCTTAACACCAAGGGCGCGCGCGAGAACGTGCTTCAGCTGGGCAACGCCTTGGCCGAGGGCAACTTCCGTGTCGCCGCTCACAACCTACTGGAAATCGGCACAAGCGCTGGCACGTCGGCTCTGCGCTTGGCTGCGATCCTTGCGCCCATCGCAGCAGTTGCCGCGGTGGTCGCCACCTTGGGCATTGCCTACTACAAAGGCAGCGAGGAGGCCGACAGCTACAACAAATCGCTTATTGCCACCGGCAACGCAGCGGGGGTAAGCGCTGAACAGCTTGGAGCTCTGGCTCGGCAAGTCAGCGCAACGGTAGGCACAACAGGCGCTGCCGCCGAAGTACTCGCGACATTGGCAGCCAACGGCAAAATCGCGGGCGACAGCTTTAGGGCGATCACCCAGGCCGCCGTCGGCATGCAAGAGGCGACCGGAACCGCCGTCAGCGCCACCATTGCCGAGTTCGTGAAGCTCGCCGACGACCCTGTGAAGGCGTCTGTGGCCCTGAACGAGCAGTATCACTACCTCACTGCATCCGTTTACTCGCAGATCGCTGCGCTGGAAGAGCAGGGCGACCATGCCGCAGCGGTAAAGCTCGCGACTGAGCAGTACGCCGACGCAATTAATGAGCGCACTCCCAAGATTCTGGAAAACCTGAGTTTCTGGGAGCGCGGATATCTGGCGGTGGTGAAAGCCGCTGACGGATTGAAGAACTTGGGCCGCTCCGATATCGACACAGATATCGCCAATGCGCAGCGGGATCTCGATCAGGCTCAAGCCGGCGATGTCGGCCTGTTCCAAAACAAACAGGAGATGATCGAGTACTACACCGACAAGCTGACCTTCCTGAAGGACACGAAGGCTGCCAACGCTGACATCGCGAAGTACGATGCCGAACAGGCCAAGGCACAGCAAGACTCGATCAGTGCCATGGGCAAGATCGACGCGCTGACGAAATCGTCGTGGACCAACGAACAGAAGCGCACTGAGGCGGTAAAGGAATACAAGAAGTGGCTGGATGACATTCGGAAGACCAATCCGAATGATGCGCGCCTCAATCAGACCGTTGTCGACCAGAACCTGTCGAACATCAACGACAAGTTTAAAGACCCAAAAGACCACGCTAATCAGCTGAACCTGACCGGTTTCAATGATGCGCAGAACAATCTCAAGTCGATCACCGGCTACTACCAGAACCTCGAAAAGGAGCTGGATTCGGCGCAGAAGGCCGGGCTGGTGTCGGCGGAGTCGTACAGCAGCCAGCGCGTCGCGATCGTTGAGCAGGAGAAGGGCGACCTCACCGCAGCCTACGAGGCTGAAATCGCCGCCCTGCAAGCGGTGCGAGACAAGTCGTCGACCACGGGCGAACAGCGCATCCAGCTTGACCAAAAGATTACCGATGCGCGCACGAGTATGGTCAAGGCGCAGAAAGACGCTGACAGCCAACTGGAGGTTCTGGCCAACAACGAAAAAGGCCGGATCGATAAGCAGACCCGCTCGATCGATCAGTATGTGCAGGCGCTGGATCAACAGCAGAAGGCGCTTGAACTTGCCGGGCAGCGCGCGGTGCTCGGCGTGGGCCGCGGTGACAGGCAGAACGCACTCGATGGTCAACTGAACAGCCAGCAAGACCGGTTTGCTCAGCAAGCGCTCGACCTGGCAAACCAGAAGTCCGACCCGTCCCGGAACATGTCGGATGAGGAGTTCGCCAAAAAGTCCCAGGCTCTGGCCGACGCCAATAAGAAGGCAACCGACCAGATCCGGCAGAATTACGCCGATGTGGAGACCGCCCAAGGCGACTGGACCAACGGAGCAACCTCCGCTTGGGAAAACTACCTCGACAGCGCGCGCGACATCGCCGGCCAGACGAAAACCCTGTTCACCAACGCCTTCAGCAGCATGGAGGATGCCATCGTCAATTTCGCGCTGACCGGGAAGCTGTCTTTTTCCGACTTCGCGAAATCGATCCTGGCAGACATGGCGCGCATCGCTACCCGCCAAGCGTCATCCGCACTGCTCAGCTCACTCTTCGGAGCTGGGCTGAGTTACTTCTCAGGCGGAGCCAACGGTTTTGCTGCTGGATCCTCTGCCGCTACTTCTTCGAGCCTCGGCGCATCGCAGGCCGGGTATTCGTCGACGTACTTTCCGCAAGCCGACGGCGGCGCCTGGCTGAACGGCGTGCAGATGTTCGCCAATGGTGGCGCCTTCACTAACAGCGTGGTCAGCTCGCCGACTGCGTTCGGGATGGCTGGCGGAAAGCTGGGAGTCATGGGAGAGGCAGGTGACGAGGCTGTGATGCCCCTGACCCGGACTTCCAGCGGCGCCTTGGGCGTCCGCGCTGTCGGTGGCGGCGGTGGATCGAACATCCAGATCAGTGCGCCAGTGAGCATCGTGACGCAAGATCGCAGTTCTGAAGGTATGGAACTCGATCAGACCGCTCTCGCGCAAAATCTGCAAATCCAGATCAAGCAAGCGGCTGAGAAAGCGGTTGCTGATTCGTGGCGCCCGGGCGGCGTGAGCTTCCGGCAGACAAGGACCTGACATGGCAATCGAAACCTTCAGCTGGCCGACCCAGACGGGAGATTCGCCGGACATCGACTGGCGGGTGCGCAAGTCACAGTTCGGCAACGGCTATAAGCAAACGGTCGGTGATGGGCCGAACAACAAGGAGCAGTCGTTCCCAATCACCTACACCGGGCCAAAGTCCACAGTGCAGCAGATTATGGAATTCCTCGGCCGTCATGGCGGGGCCAAAGCCTTCAAATGGACAACCCCGCTTGGCGAAGTAGGCCTCTACACCTGCGAGAAAGCCGTGCCGACGCCGCTTGGCGGCGGCCAGTTCAAGCTTACCGCGACGTTCGACCAAGCATTCCTACCGTAGGGATTCACCATGCCATTAATCAACGACCTGCAGGTTCTCGAACCTGGCAGTGAGGTATTGCTGTTTGAGCTGGACGGCTCGGACTACGGTGCGGACATTCTGCGGTTTCACGGACACGCAATCCCTCACACCTCGGCCGAAATCATCGCGGCTGGTGCCGATGCAGACCAGCTACCCGCGAAATCGATCTGGTGGCAGGGAGAAGAATACGGAGCCTGGCCAATGCAAATCGACGGCATTGAGGCGAACGGCGACGGCACAGCGGTGCGCCCAACCTTGTCAGTCGGAAACGTGAATGGGCGAATCACTGCGCTGTGCCTCGCATTCGAGGATCTGCTCGACTTCAAGGTGACCATGCGGCACACGTTGGTGCGTTACATCGATGCGGTTAACTTCCCGGCCGGCAATGCTGAGGCAGACCCGACGCAGGAGTCCATCGAAGTCTGGTATCTGGACCAGAAGACCAACGAGGACGGCGAAACGGTTTCGTGGGAGCTGGCCAGCCCGGGCGATGTCGGCGGCGAGTCAATCGGCAGGCAGATGACCACGCTGTGCCACTGGTGTCTCACCGGTGGGTATCGCGGCCCAAACTGCGGCTACACCGGTCCGTATTTCGATAAGGACGGCAACCCGACTGACAACCCTGAGCTCGACGAGTGCAACGGTCTGCTCACCACAGGCTGCGAACCCCGCTGGGGTGCCAACAACGAACTACCTTTCGGCGGCTTCCCGGCTGTCTCGCTGATTGCCCGGAGTTGACCATGCTCAAACATATCCTCAAGGCGGTGCAGACACATGCGGCCGCGGAGTATCCGCGCGAATGCTGTGGCGTGCTGATCAGCATTGGCCGAAAGCAGAAGTACATCCCGTGCCCGAACACCGCAACCGACCCGAACGCAGAGTTCCGGATTACCCCAGAGGATTACGCCTCGGCTGAAGACGAGGGCGAGGTGATCGGCATCGTTCACTCGCATCCGGACGCAACCAGCAGACCATCACCGTGCGATCTGGCGATGTGCGAAGCGACCGAACTGCCCTGGCACATTATGAGCTGGCCGGAAGGTGATCTGCGCACCATCGTGCCCACCGGTCACACGCCGTTGCTCGGTCGCCCGTTCGTGCATGGCGCATGGGATTGCTGGCAGGTCTGCGCTGACTGGTACAAGAGAGAATGGGCGCTGGAGTTCGAGGCATTCAAGCGTGAGGACGGCTGGTGGGAGCAGGCCGACGGGCCGAGTCTTTATGAACAGGCCTATGGGGCAGCGGGCTTCGAGCGTGTCGGCACGCCACAGCGCGGCGACATGATCGTGATGGAAGTAGGGCGCACCAAGCACCCGAACCATGCTGGCATCTACCTTGGGGCTGATCCTGCGCTACCAGATGAGCCAGCGGCGGTGCATGGCGGGGGGCCTTTTCTCCTCCACCACATGTATGGCAAGCCGTCCGAGATCATCGTCTTCGGCGGCCCATGGCACGACAGAACACGCCTGATCCTCAGGCACAAAGACGCGAAACAGTGAGCGGCGATGCCGCAGGAGGAAGTGTGAAGAATTCGTCTAAGCCAAGTGCTGCTTTACCATTTCTGATTGGGAGTGATGGTCGACTTTATATCAGTAGTGCACTGATCCAATCATCGACCATCAACTCAGTGATTACTGACCGAGCTCGCGCTGCTTCTTAGCGAGCTCTTCTTCGGACAAAACTACAGGCAGTGGCTGCCCAGGGAAAACCTGTTGAAATATCTGTAAGGCATAGCCGTCACCGAAACCTTGGTTGCGACTCGCTATGACTGCTGCGCCGAGGAAAGCGAGTGCGTGGTCAGGTTGTACCGCCGCTTGGGTCTGTGCAAGAGCAAGAACAACTGTTGCCAATTGGTTAATCGCGTCGTCGACAGAAGTTGATTTCGTAGACATTTGACCTCCTAGGTCACATTGCCCCGGTCCATGGGCTTTCCGGCAACGGACCTGGGCGATTCGTTGAAGGCGCAACGCTACTACGGCCTGTATCATTTCTGTTACTGGCCTTTTGTCCACACTGGATGGGCAGACAGCCCGGTGCTACCCTCGGCCCTTTCTCAATGAGGGATCATCATGCGAATTCTGGTAGGGGCGTTGGCAGTTTCGCTGCTGGCTGGCTGTGCCACATCCCCGATTTCTGCGGACAAAGCCGATCCGGTGCCGCAATCGAGGCTGTACGCTTTCGGCAACAAGGCTGACGCCCAGGTTGTCGTGACTCGAGATAACGGTCTCTATGGATCAGGCTGCAACTATCGACTCTACATAGACGGTACTCTCGCGGCTGAATTTGCGTCTGGGGAAGTCGCGAAGTTCGGGGTGAAGCCCGGCAAGCATATTCTCGGAGTGAAGCCGAGCGCCGCCTGTGGCGGCTTTGGTCTGGTTGAGCGCGAGGTAGAGGTCGGTGCCGGTGAGTCAGTGCGGCGCAGGATCACTCTTTCCGGAGATGCGTTTGACATATCTCCGACAGCTATGTAACCAATCATCAAAATCACCCGCTTCGGCGGGTTTTTTATGTCCGGAGTAAAAATGGCAGCTACAGCGGCTCACTACAGTCCTATGACTACAATCTTGTTATCTGGCTCGCTTGCGAGAAAGTTTGGCAGGACTCATAAACGCCAAATTGACAGCGGCCAGGGGCTGGAGGTTTTCCGGGCGCTGAAGGCAACCCTTCAAGGGTTTGCCGAAGAGATTCAGCGGTTGGACCGTATTGGCATGAGATTCGCTATCTTCCGCAACAGAAAAAATGTCGGGGAAAAGGATCTCGAGCTTGGCGGCACACGCGAAATTCGGATTGTTCCTGTGATCAGCGGAAGCAAACGAGCCGGGGTCTTGCAAACGATCTTGGGCGTTGCGCTGATTGTCATCGGTTTTTTTGCGTACGGCTCTACGACCGCACAAGGCGCAGCACTTATAGCTGGGGGCGTCGCATCCACAGCGGGCGGCGTTATCCAAATGCTCAGCCCTCAGGCGTCTGGCATCCGACAGAGTGCGTCGCCGGAAAACCTACCGTCCTATGCCTTCGGCTCAGCCAAGAACACCACAGCCAGCGGCAACCCGGTCCCGATCTGCATCGGACGCCGCCGGTGGGGTGGCGCGATCATTTCTGCATCGATCTACGCCGAAGACAAAACCTGAATCTGAACTGGATTACCCGACCGCCGATTGGCGGTTTTTTTATGCCTGGAGAAAAGCATGGGCGCAGTTGAACAAATCGACATCCGTGGCGCCAAGGGCGGCAGCAGCAGCCCCAAGACTCCCACCGAGGCTGCGGATAGCCTGCGCTCTACCAACGTCGCAAAGATCCTGATCGCTGTAGGTGAGGGTGAGTTCGACGGAACGCCGACAGCTGCGAACCTCTATTTAGACAACACGCCGATCAACGATGCCAGCGGCAATGTCAATTTCCCCAACGTGAAGTGGGAATGGCGTACAGGCGCGGTGGACCAGTCCTATATTCCGGGCATCCCGTCGGTCGAGAATGAAACGACGGTGAACGTCGAGCTGCGCAGCGACACCGCTTGGGTCCGCTCGCTGACCAATACCCAGCTTTCCGCCGTACGCTTGCGTTTCGCTTGGCCGGCTCTCCAGCAACAGGATGAGAACGGCAACGTCGGCGGCTATCGCATCGAGTACGCGGTAGATGTCGCGACCGACGGCGGCTCATATCAGCAGGTGCTCGATGAAGCCGTGGACGGCAAGACCACCACTCGCTATGAGCGGTCGCGCCGCATCGATTTGCCAGCGGCCACATCAGGCTGGCAGATCCGCATTCGCCGCATCACGCCCAACCAGAACACCAACAAGATCGCTGACACCATGTTGGTCGCCGGTTACACAGAGGTGATCGACGCGAAACTGCGCTACCCGAACACCGCGCTGCTCTACATCGAGTTCGATGCCGAGTAGTTCACTAACATTCCGGCCGTGACGGTGGACTGCAACGGGCGCAAATGGCAGGTTCCGAGCAACTATGACCCTGTCGCGCGCAGCTATTCAGGCGTGTGGGATGGCACCTTCAAGTCGGCGTGGACCAACAATCCCGCGTGGGCGACATTCGGGATCTGTACGGTAGATCGTTTCGGCCTTGGCAAGCGCATCAAGCCGTTTATGGTCGACAAGTGGGAGCTTTACCGGATCGCACAGTATTGCGACCAGTTGGTGCCTGATGGCGTCGGTGGACAAGAGCCGCGATTCCTCTGCGACATGAATCTCCAAGGCAAGGCCGAAGCGTGGACACTGCTGCGGGATATCGCTGCCATTTATCGGGGTATGACGTACTGGGCGGAAGGCCAGATTGTGATGCAGGCCGATATGCCTCGCGCGCAGGATTTCGACTACGTCTTCACCCGCGCGAATGTCATCGACGGAAAATTTTCGTACGGCAGCGCGTCGACGAAGACACGATACACTCGAGCCATCGTCAGCTACGACAACCCAGCCAACAACTACGACACCGACGTCACCGCATTTGCGGACCCAGACCTGCAGCGTCGTTTCGGTGACAAGCCGGTAGAGATCAGCGCAATCGGCTGCACCCGTGCGTCCGAAGCCCAGCGCCGCGGTAAATGGGCGGTACTGAGCAACAATCAGGACCGCACCGTCACTTTCAAAACAGGCATGGAAGGTGCGATTCCACTGCCCGGCTACATCATCCCGGTCGCAGATTCGTTGTTGGCTGGCCGAGAAATCGGCGGCCGAATCTCCGCTGCCGCCGGACGCGTCGTGACGCTGGACCGAGACACCCAGGCCAAGGCCGGCGACCGCTTGATAATCAACCTCTCAAGCGGCAAGGCCGAAGGCCGCACTGTCCAGTCTGTAGCAGGACGAGCCGTAACGGTGACTACCGCCTACAGCGAGACCCCAGCGCCGCAACTACAGTGGGCAATTGATGCCGATGATCTGGCTATTCCGCTGTATCGCGTACTCAGCAGGAAGCGCACCGCCGAAGGCGACTATGAGATCGCCGCGCTCCAGTTCGAGCCCAGCAAATTTGCATACATCGACACCGGCGCAAAACTCGAAGACCGGCCGATCAGCGTTATCCCAATCACCGTCGTTCCGGCGCCTGCCAGCGTTACGCTGACCTCTAACTCGGCAATCGATCAGGGTATCGCTGTCACCACCATGACCATCACTTGGCCTGCTGTAAATGGCGCTGTCGGGTACGACGTCGAATGGCGGAAGGACAACGGTAACTGGATCAAGGTACAGCGCACCGGTAACACGAGCGTCGATATCACCGGCATCTACTCGGGCGGGTACCTGGCTCGCGTGCGCGCGGTGAGCGCCTACGACATCTCATCGATCTGGCGCTCGTCGATCCTGACCCAGTTGAACGGTAAGGAAGGTTTGCCGCCGGCCGTTACTTCGTTGACTACCGAAAGCCTCATCATGGGTATCAGCTTGAAGTGGACCTTCCCACCTGGTGCGGAAGACACTCAAAGGACTGAGCTGTGGTACAGCAAGGCGCCTGATCTGGCCACGGCCACCAAGCTTGCCGATCTGGCCTACCCGCAATCCGACTACACCATGCAGGGTCTGCGCGCGGGTCAGTCGTTCTTCTTCTGGGCGCGCCTCGTCGACCGCACCGGCAATGTCGGTCCGTGGTTCCCGCAAGCGCCAACAATCGTCAACGGCCAAGCCAGCGCCGATGCCGACGACATCCTTGATTACCTGACCGGGGAAATCACCAAAACTCAGCTTGGTCAGGAGTTGACTGAGGAGATTGGCAAGATCGGCGGCGACGGCCCGGGTTCGGTGAACGAACGCCTCGACCAGGTGAAAACCGATCTCGGCGACCAGATCACCGACGTCAACAACACCGTGACCGAAGTGCAGAGCGAGCTGCAGGCGCAGATTGATCAGATCGCGGATCTGGCTGACTCGATGCCGTACAAGCCAGACGAAACTTACACCACCGGGCAATCCACCCTTGGCGAAGACGGGTTTTTGTATCAGGCGACCCAGAGCGTACCGAAAAACACACCACCGCCGAACAGCACCTATTGGCTTAACGTCGGCCAAGCGGTGCAGACTGCAAACGGCTTGGCCGCGCGCGTTACCACCGCTGAAACCAAGATCACTAGCATCGAGGGCGTGAACACCGCGCAGGCGAACCAGATCACCGGCCTGCAAACCTCGCTGGACGGCAAAGCGTCTTCGACCGCAGTTCAGAGCCTGACGACCCGTGTCACCACTGCCGAGAACACCCTCAGCAGCCAGGGCACGGCGATCACCGGCCTGAACAACAGCCTGACGACCACCAACCAGAACGTTACGGCAGCGCAGAACGCAGCGAACGCGGCGAACACGCTCGCAGGCGGGAAGGGCAAGGTCATCGTTCAGTCGGCGGCGCCGGCGGCTGCCGATCAGTTGGCCCAGAACCTCTGGATCGACATCACCGGCAACGCGAACACCCCAAAACGCTGGACGGGGAGCGCGTGGGCGGCGGTTACAGACAAGGCCGCGACGGATGCTGCGGCGGCGGCTGCGAGCGCTCTGGCGCAGGTGGCGACCAAGGCTGAGGCTTCAACTGTCCAGGCACTGAGCAACACTGTCACCCAGCAGGGAACGGACCTGACGGCGGCAGGGAATGCGATCACCAACATCACGGCGAATCTGTCGAGCGTGGGCGGCGAAAACCTGCTTTATAACCCTTCATTTGAAAGAGCGGACCCGAATGACGCCGGCATTGCCGAGGGCTGGGCCGCTGGTTCAGCGGGCGGCGCAGTAGGGATTGCCACGCGATCGCTGGTTACATCGACGTTAGACCCGGCTGGAAAGGCTCAACACTTCGACGTGAGCGCTCTTTCACCAACCGCCTACATTCAACTGGGGACTCTTGCCACTAAACGGCCTGCGATATCACCTGGGCAGACGGTCACCGCGTCCGCGTATATGCGCGCAACGTCTGGTTTGTTGCTGGTTATTTACATTCAGTTCGTAAATGCCGCAGGGTCAGCGATAAGTACGCCGGCCCCTGTCACGCTGATTTCAAATGGTTCTTGGCAGCGCTTGAGCCTTGCAGCGACGGCGCCCGCCGACACGGTATCGGCCAACGCTCTATACCGAGTGCTAAGCGGATCGCAAACCGCTGGATTCTTTGAAATAGACCGCGCGCAGGTAGAACTCTCTCCGGTGGTCACTGGATGGAGGGATAGCGGCAAAGTTTCGGCTTCTGACGTCGCTACGCAGGCCCTGGCAACTACCGCCCTCACTGCTCGCGTGACACAAACTGAAACCGGCCTCACGAGCGTAAGCGGTCAACTGACGACGCTGAACAACAGTATCGGCCAAATGGGCGGCGACAACCTGCTGCCAAACAGCTCTTTTGAAACTCTTGCGGCAAGCGGCATCCCGATTTCATGGCAGCTGGGGAGCAGCTCGGGTATGGCTCCGACGCTATCGATGGTCGATTCTCCGCTTTCCTCAAGTACGAAGGCGGTTCGACTGACGAGAGCCGCGCTGGCGAACGGCGGCTACATCGACCTGAATTTGGCGACCCCGGACAAGCCGAAGGTTACCGCCGGGCAGAGTTATACACTCAGCGTCTATGCCCGCCTGTCCAGCAGTGGCGCTCGTTTTGCCACGTACGTCCAGTGGATGAACGACGCCAACTCTGTCATCTCAACCATTCAGACTGTCGAAACGCAGGTCGGTACAACTTTCACAAGGCTGTCGCTAACAGGAGTTGCACCTGCCGGGGCAACGAAGGCGAATATCTATGCAGCGCGGCTGCTGAACAGATCCGGCGCTGCAGCTGATATGTGGATTGAATTTGATAACGTCCAATTTCAGGAGGGTGCAGTACTTACCGCCTACAGCCCATCAGTGCAGGGCGTTGCCAGTGATCAGGCTGCAACCTCGGCCGCCGTAGACTCGCTCTCGTCAGTCGTGAGCCAGCAGGGCACGACATTGACCAGTGTCGGTAGTCGAACTACGACGCTGGAAAACGCAGTGAACAGCTCTACTGATGGTCTCCCAACGAAGGCGAGCGCGTCGTCCGTCACAGCACTGACAAACCGCGTTACCAGCGTAGAAGGGACGCTGACAAGCCAGAGCTCCGACATCACCAACCTGAAAAACACCATTGGCAACGCGGCGCCTTTCGTGGCTGGGTACGCCTGGGAAATGACGGGTTCGACTCGGAACTGGGTGGCTAACGTTTCTGGCGCCACGATTACCGCCGGTCCGTTGTTCGCGACGGTTTCGAAGTACACACAGATTCAGGCGACCAGTTCATTCGGTAACATCAATGGATCGGAGAACCCGTTCCTGCGAATTCGGCTTCGTCGCAAGAACACCACCCGCGCATCGGCTGCGATGTACTGGGCAAACGAGGATGGTGGCTTGGCTGAGGCTCGGCGCTTCAATTGGCCGATCAACCTCAACACCGAGGATTGGCAAGACATTGAGATGGACTTGTCAGGGCACGCCGGGTGGAACGGTAAGACTGGCATTTACGCCATTCGCCTGGACATGAACAACTCTGCCGATGCCAATTCGGTGATCGACATCGGCTACTTTGCGGTTGGTCGCCGGTCTGCTGCTGGATCTGCGCAGGCGTTGTCCTCGTTGACCACTACTGTCACCCAACAAGGGACGACGATCAGCACTCAGTCGCAACAAATCACCGGTCTCCAAACGACGGTAGGCAGCAACACGGCTCAACTCCAGCAGCAAGCCACGACGATTGCCGACTCTGCCGGAAAGATCTCGGCCGCATACAGTGTTCGCCTCCAAGTGGCACAGAACGGCCTAAATTACGTCGCAGGTTTCGGCATAGGGCTGGACAACAGCTCCGGAGTGCTGCAATCGCAGTTCATCGTTGCTGCTGACCGGTTTGCGGTGATTCGAGATGTGGCGGGCAACGTGTCATCGCCCTTCATCATCGAGGGCGGCCAGGTGTTCATGGCTGATGCGGTTATCAAAAGGGCAACCATCGCTAACGGCATCATCGGCCAGTCGATCAGTTCGTCAACTCTGACGAATTACGGCGTGCCCGTGATGATCATTGACTACAACACCGGCGCAATTGCCATCAACAACAAGGCCACCAATGGCAAGTCGATTATCTTGCGGGAGGACGGCCTGTTCGCGACATCCGGAGGCGTGACCATTCTTGAACTGAAGGTGTGAAAAAATGACCGGTCTGATCATTCGAAACCCGGCGGGGCAAGAAATCCTCAACATGACGATGCGGCTCAGCCAGAACATGGGGTGGGTCGATACCAACGGGGCCAACGGCAGTGCAACGCTGCCGACGCCCCCGGCGGGTAAGCAGGTCTACTACGTCGTCGTCCCCCTGGTTGATCTCCAGCGCGAGAAAGGAAAGAAGCCGGCGGCAGGGCTCAGCGGCACTGCCTTGAGCTGGGCCTACTCCTACAACACCAATGGCTGGGGATACTTCTCGGCGAACTGCCGAATCTTCTACGGATACTACTGATGGCTGGACTGCTCGTAAGAAAGGAAGACGGAACCCTTTTATTCGACACCCAATACATCACGCACGGGCTCGTAAAAAGTGGGTATCTGCAAGCTGATGAAACGTGGGGCCGATACTACCTAAGGTCGATCAACTTGGACCCCAATGACGGGGCGAGCTATACCCAGTCCACGACCGGCGGCGATCAGATGTTCTCGGTCACGGTGGGGAACGCAGTCAACCCAATCTGCTTCATCGTTGGAAAGGGATGCCTGCAAGGAACCGCGAGATCGGGAAACACCGTTAAGTTCTTTTACAGCGGTGGCAGCACAAGCACGAAGGCCTACGTTTTCGACCTGATGAACGACAACGTGGCGGGTAATCCGCCCTGGCTGAAGACCCGAAGAGCTGACGGTTCGATCTCGTTCAATTCGCTCCAGGTGCCGCTTAATATCCTTTACACGATCCAGACTCCAGCCCCGGCAGAGCTTGACCAATATGGGAGATACAAGGGCCCATATGTTGGCGGCGCTTGGCAGGCGATAACCTTCCAGACAACGCAAAGTCCAGTAGCCATAGCGCATTACGTAGTCGACGTCGCATTGCCGGCCGGCGTCGAGTACGCGGCATTCCTGAACTACTCAAGAGGCGCCACAGGGTACTGGTCTCCAGACCTTACCGGCGTCAACCCTCAAATCGTGAGCATGTCCGAGGGGGCATACGGGAGGGTGGGCGGCATGAGCTTTATGTTCGGTCCAGCCGGCGGCGGAACAAACATGAACAACGGCGGGTTGATGAGCGTCCCCGGATCTATGGGCCCACTGATCACAGACAGATACCCGCTGGCTTTGGTAATCGCAACAACCGTCCTGCCTTTCCCGTACGGGTGAGGCGCGGCTTTCTGCTTCACCACTCAAACCAAACCAAATGATGGAGATTCATATGCCTTTTATCGTGATCAATGGCAGCAACTCGTTCGACCCTAACAATCAGGTCGAGTACGTATCCGAAGCCGAGGCTGATGCCAAAGCGCGCGAAATCCTCGGGGCGTTCCCTCAGTCCCTGATCCGCACTGCGCAGCTGGTGAAGACCTACCGCGCGCAGGTGACCATTACCGCCGAGGACGTTCCCGAGCAGGATCAGCCTACCGAGTAACGCCCCGCTGACCCAATGCCCGCCGAGTGCGCTTTGGGCCGTCATAGTTGAACGGACTCTAATCAATACTGCTTACGCCGCACTTGGATATCGCCACGCTGGTATTGCTGATAACCGGTGTAAGGAATCAGGATCGTGTCCGCGATTGCGGAAGCAACCATATCGAGCGCAATTGGCGTTACCGCCCAGTGAGGACCGGACCGGGGTGGGCTGTTCAGGTTGCAAAATTGATAACTCATTCCGCTGTAAGTTCGGGGGATTGTGTGGCAGTTGGATTGCCACTTCGCGAGGTCGTCAGCCGCGCCTTTCTCGTCGTTGAGCGTCTTGATCGTGCCGCAGCCTGACAGTGCTGCAACGAGGCACGAGATAATCCATATCCTCATTGGTTTTTCTCCTTATTTGGCGAAGGCCAATCATAGCTAATTGAACGAGTCCGCTGCATGCGGGCTTTTTTTCGTCTGGAGAAAAGTGATGGACGTGACTGAAAAAGATCGTGATGTGCTGGCGCGGACCCTATGGGGCGAAGCCCGCGGGGAGGGGCTGGCGGGGATGATTGCCGTGGCCTGGTCGATCCGCAATCGGGTCGACGACGGCAAGGACAAATCGTGGTGGGGAGAAGGCTACACCGGAGTCTGCCAGAAGCCTTACCAGTTCAGCTGCTGGAACAAGAACGACCTGAACTATCCGTTCCTGAGTGGCGCGAAGCCGATCCCTGCGGCGGAGTTCACGATGTGCCGTCTCGCGGCTGAGCAAGTCATAGGCAGGCTAAAGCCCGACCCCACCGGCGGCGCGACTCACTATTACGCGACCACCATGCCGAAGCCACCGGCCTGGGCTGCCAAGGCTAAGCAGACGCTGAAGCTCGGGCATCACATCTTCTTCAGGGACGTGCCATGACCGAAGCCCAGTTGAAGCTGATCGGAGCCGCGGTGATCGCCGTGGTGCTGTTCGTGGCCGGTGGCGGGGTCGCGTGGTTCTGGCAGGCCAACGCTTTCGGCAAGATCATCGCCACCAATGAAGCGAACCGCCAGGCCGATATCGCGCTGATCGCCAATGCGGGAGCCGATCAGGGGCGCAAGGCGCTCGCCAAACAGCAGGACGCTGAACAGAAGCTTGCAGCCCTGGACAAAGACGCGACTGAACAGAAGGAAAAGGCCAATGCTGAAAACGAAACTCTGCGCCGTGCTGTTGCTGACGGCACTCGCCGGCTGCGCATCGCGGGAAGTTGTAGTGCCAGTAGCGGGAACGTGCCCGGTACCGCCGGCACCACCAGCGTGGGTGATGCAGGCTCCGTCGAACTCAGTCGAGAAACTGGACAAGCTGTTCTCGATCTCCGCAGAGATCTTATCTCCGATCAAGCAGCCCTGAGGGCGGCGCAGACTTACATCAGAGACGTCTGTCAGTAAAGGTCCGATGGTAGAGCCATCGTGACTGAAATCAGCAGAATTTTTTTCGATTGATATGCTGTATGTATGTACAGTATTCGGCTATCCTATTTAAACCGCCTACAGACCCTTCAATGCTGTGGCGGACTACTCATAGGTGTCTTCGAGCACCTGTTTCTGCTTTTCGAGAGGTGACTATGCGCAAGATGTTCAATGTTGTTTTTGCGTCTCTGGCTTTGGCTGCAAGTGCGTTCGCGTCGGCAGATACTCCGGCGTCTCCAGTGGGCTCTTGGGAGCTTGCGTCGTATTTCGTACCAAGTGGCGGCTTCTACGCCAGCCAGACCGTCTGCTTTAAATCGGACAATACCTGGTATTCGAGCACGCAGGGCGGTTGGAAAGGCGCCTGGTTCCAAAACGGAAATGATTTGCAGTGGTACGGCAGTGTGCCAATGGCGGGTGCGGGTACGGCGGGGAGCTTGGCGACCATTGGTATCGGTCAAGCAACTGGCAGTGGGACC